TTATTACTATATCTTGAAAGTCTCTTATATTTTTAATTTCCATTTTCTAACTCCCTCATTTTATTAATGATTTTTACATACCAAATGTCCTGTGTTTCTTTATAATTATTTTCTAAAAATTCTTTTAATTCATTAATTATATTATCTTTTCTTTGGAGTTCTTGTTGTAACCTATCATTTTCCAATGTTAAATCGTACATTATTTCTGCTTCTTTACTTTCAAATTTAATGCTATCTTTTGGTAATTCAGCATAAACGCCTGTTTCATCTTTAATGATATTCATTTCTTTATCACTCTACCTTTTCATACTCATCACATATTATTTTTTCACAAGGTGTTATAATATTATAGCATAATACGGTTTTACCATTAGGAATACATACTGGATGTAAACAAGTAGATTTTTCTTTATGTGATTTAATACAATTTTTATTGCAACCACTTACAACTAGCATTATTAAAATCAATAATATAATATTTTTAATCTTTAACATTTGTATCACCTACTAACTTATAACCATCTTTATATTTTTTCCATTCTGTTGTTGCTTTTATATGAACTAATTTACTTTTATCATCTCCTAGCCAACAATAACTATAAAACCCGTCTATATGGTCAAACGTTATTATCTCATTATCTATGTATAACTTTGTGTTTTGATGTTCTGGCAATTCATATAATTTCATTTATTCATCACTCCTACCATTTAAACCATCTATTAATTCTTGGCATATAATTACATCATGTTCTACTCCATATTTAATTGCATTTTGTTGTATTTTCTTTATTTTTTCAACTGCTTTTTCACAACGTGATTTATAATCTTCATATTTATCATTCAATTCATCAATATAAACAAACTTACCATTTTTTAATTCTATTAAATACTTGTTTGTCATAAAATAAGTTTTTTGGTAATCATCAATAATATGTGTATTTTCAATATAATTCCCATATTCTTCTTGAATAATATGTAATTTTGCTACTTCATGCTTTAATCTTTCATTCTCCCTAGTTAATTCTGCCATAATTTCTTGGCTAGTTTCGTATGTGTTTTTATCAGCTTGTTTTAACATTTCATTTTCTTCTTGTAATTTATCTCTTTTGTCATTTGCTTTATATAATTCCAATAAAATACCTCTTTTGTCTTCGTTAAGTTTTTCTATTCTTTTTCGTAAATCAGTTATGTACTCTAATAAATATGTTATTTCATCATGTTCCATTAAATAATCACATCTGTTATGAAAATCATCACATTGTTCTAATTTTAACAATAAATCATATACTGTCTTTGTCATTTCTTTTATTTCACCATCTTTCATCTTCTTAACCATTCCTTTGTATATTTCTAGTTCACTCATTATTCCATCCTAATTCTTCTACTTGCTTGTTTATGGCTTGATGAAGTTTATAATTAATACTTAAATTACTATCAAAATTCACTCCATTTTTCCACCAACCATAAGCATAAGTGTGATATGATTTATTTTCTTTATTAAAAGTTATTCCATAATGACACTCATCACCTGATACGATTTGAATTAAATGATAATGTATTCCTTTATTAAAAGTATCATTTTCTTGCTTATACCCTAACTTTTCAAACATCTCTTTAGCATTCATTATTACTCACCTACCTAATCGTCAAAAAACATTTTAATAAACCAAATTATCTCGACAATTCCCCATACTATCAAAAATGGTATTGCAATAATAAACATAATATCCTCTTTATTCATTATTACTCACCTACTTTTAACTTTAATTCTTTTATGACATACTCACATATTCTATCAATATTAGGCTCTATTTGATACCAAACATCGATTTTTTCTTCGCCATCATTAAATAAATCACTTACTAACATTTCATGTTCTGCTTTACTCCAATATCTCCATTTCATTTCACTAATTACTGCACTTTTTAAATCATTATAATTAGTTATTTTTTCAAGCTTTATTCTCTTTTTTAAATCTTCTATAAACCATTGATTTAATACATTAATTTTCGTTAATTTTTTTGCGTTAAAATCATATTCTAATGCGTACCATTCTAATTTTTTCATTATTACTCACCTTTGCTTCTTCTATCTAACCAAAAATCTTTGCATTCTTTCTTATCTTTTATTATTTTATCTTTGCTAAATTCGGCATAACTTTGCCAATAACCATCTTTTGCTGTGTATCTGTAACAATATTTCTTTATCTTACATTTTTTATTCATACATTTTGTTATGTCCGCCACTATTTCTCATCTCCCAATCCTTCTGGTAATTTGTACATCGTATATAATTGTTTACTATTTTTACTATGTACAAATACGTATCCTTGATATACGATTATCCTACTATTAAATTTTTGTTTAGGTGCTAAATAAGATTTTAATTTTTCATTTTTTATTTCCCCAACACGTTTCCCATGTTTTAATGCTAATTTGTACATCCTTAATTTTTCATTACTTTTTAAATTTGCTCTTTCACGCATTTTAATTTTGCTGTGTTTCGATAATCTCATTTATTCATATTTCCTCCTTTGTTTATAATATATCATAATATCATTAATATATCAATAAAAAAAAAGCATTTTTCATGCCTTTTCTATTATTATCTCTACTTTTTGCTCTTTATCTATTACTGCTTTATATGTTATTTCACTTATGCAATTTAAATTATCATTTTTTAATATTCTAGCTTTTACTAAACCATCCAAAATGTTTTTAGCAACTAAATTATCAATATCTCTATTTTTGTTCGGTACATGCCAAATAAAGGTCATTTTAACGGGGTATTCTGTTACTCTTGGTGTTTTCATTGTTGCTAATCTAACATAATACATCTCTTGTTTCTTTTGATTATTAGCCCCGTATCTGTTTCCTCTTGATAATCTTATCATTTCATTTAAATTTTCAAAATTATAATTTAATACAATTTTTATTTCTTGCATATAATCTCCCCAAATTCAATAATTCCAACAAATATTCTCTGTATTCGGCAGGTTCATTTAAATAACACCATATTATATCTTTTACGCTTTCTTTATACGGTAAACTATAAATATATTTTTTATATTCTCTTTTTTGATTATAAGATAAAAGAACATAATAAACTTGTATCATTTTTCTTCTTTTTAAAAATTCTTCAAAATCTTCAAATTTCACCAAGTCTATCATATTCTCTTACCTTTAACTATTTAAACTTTCTTCGTATTCTTCTGCGGTCTTAACATTTGTAAGCGTACTAAAATTGCTATTCATCCACGTTTTTTGTGCTTGGTCTTTTACTATTATCAAACAATTAGAAGGGACATTATTAAAAGCATTTGTTGTTTGTGATACCGATGTTAATGTCATATTTCTAATATCTAAAAACATTAATGAAGAACAATTATAAAAAGCACTTAGTAAATTCGATACATCTACTACGAAATGGCTCATATCAATACTTGTTAAATACGTACATCCATAAAACATATTACTCAAACCATATCGTGGTATTGCATTAGCAGGCCAATTTTTTAAAACATTATCAACATTCGTTCCACTATAACCCGCAAAAAATCTGGATGTATCACTTGGGGCATTAAACTCAGGCAATTTTTTAATATTTCTATACCACGCCCCCAATTGTGCTGAAATAAATTGTCCACTTGAAGTAGATGGATTTTCAATTTCATAATATTCATTCAAATCAGCCCCACTTGGTATTTCACTAATTGCTGTATCAAATTCACTTGCTTGTATCGTTTCTTCACTACCTGTCTTTTCTCTTATAGCGTCTGCTACATCTGTTAGGAAATTACCTAACGTATCTGTTCTTGCCATACTTTGCCTCCTAATAACTTCCATTTAATGTAGTTGTTATAGCACTTGCTATACTATCATCTACATATTTTTTATTTACTAATTGATTATCATTTGTAATTGTATACGTATATCCTGGATTTAAAGCAGGTATTGTATTAAAAATTTTCTCACCAGTAATAGCTTGGTTACCCGATGTTAAAAATGACACATTATTTGAATAAGTGAAAGTTCCGTTAGTCATTTCTCCTTGTGTATCAATTTTTAATTCGTCCATTAAAATTGTACCTGGATATGGGCTTATCAAATAACTAACTGTTCTTGATATACTCATTAATATAGCAAAACCAGTGGTAGAACTTGGAGTGCCAATTTCATTAACATCTTTATAATATAACAACAATAAAGGACTTATATTTGAAAGCGTTTTTAATTGACTATTTGTTGTTTTATATTTAAAATAATCAAAACTTGTTCTAATTAAATAAACGCCAGTTTTTAAATCACTAAAATTTATTTCTTGGTTTCCTAATAAATAACCTACTTCACTTCCACCACTTATACTTGCCACTAAATCATCAACATATTTCTTAGCTGTTAATTGTGTATCTTGTGTTGGAGCGGAATAAGAAGCAATTTCTGGTATTATGTTAAATGTTTTTCTCCCAATAAATGATTGTGCCTTTTCTATTAAAGCGTATGCTTCCACAGAACCTAAATTTGTTGTAACAGTTTTAGTTCTACTTATTGTTATTTGTGTTCTAGTATATTTTCCTAAGTTACTTATACCATATATATAACCGAATGTAATATTATTTGCTGTTGGATGTTCAACGTAATAATCTTCAATTTCTTTTACTGTTTTATACACATTTAAACCAGTTAGAATACCACTACCAAAATTTAATTTGTACGTTGCTACTTCACTATCGCTATATAATTTATAATATAATGTATTTGATTGTAAAGCTCCAATATCATAAACGCCTTCAGTTAAATCATACAATACTAGTGGATTATTTTGTGTATTGTTATTTATATTTGATATGCTTGTTACTGGTATAGAGTTCCATTTTTCTTTTTCTGTTGCATTTGTAAATTTATTTGTACTTAAACTATCATCTACTAAACTAGCGTCTAATTTATTACTAGATGTTATTTCACTTTGTAATCCATTAATTAAATCTCCAACTGGTACATCTATTGTGTTACCATTTTGTAATTCTAATACTATCTTTTTATTCGTGCTATCATATTCACCATCTACAACCATTGTTTCAAGTGGTAAATCAACACTTTGTGTATTAAGTACCTCGTTAGCACTATTTCTTAAACTTAATGTCAATTCATAAGTTGTATTATTAAGTGTCATTAATATATTATTTGCTGTACTTACTTTTAACTCATAATTAGTTAAGTTATTTACATCTTTATTAACATATCCACTCGTATTATCTTGTACATCATATATTTCATTTTCTACTTTTATTTTATTAATTTTACTCATCTAAATTCAACACTCCTTCATTTACACTAGCATTTTTACTAAATATTAATGTTTCATCACTTATTGTAGGTAATGTTCCTTCTTCTACAATTCCTGTTACGCCCAATATTGTTACATCTTTTTTTATATTTTCTGCCTTTATATTACTATCAATACTACTATTAACAGCACTTACATTTACTTCTTCATACGCGTACCCTTCTTCTGGCTTAAAACTTTGGCTTGTTGTTTTTGGCGTTATATTTAAAGGGCTTAATGTTGGGTATACTATTACTTTATCTTTTAAATTTACTATTAACTTATCCATTTATTTCCTCCATTAAATCCCTACTACTTTCTAATAGCCTAAAATCATCTGTTAATGTTGTTTCGACATATTCGGGTACTTCAATTATTATTTCCAAAAAATACTTATATGTATAGTAAATATTCATGTTTTTTGTATCATCTGGTTTTATGCTTAAAACATAATTATCACCCTGTTTTTCTATACCATTACCAATACTTTTTTTAAAAATAACATTTCCCAAAACATCTTGCACACTAAATATCATTTTATCTATATTGCCTTTAAAATTTTGTATTTCAATTTCATATTCTTTGGTGTTATACTTTGCTATTTCCATTTTTATTCCTCCCATAGTTTTAGTATAACAAAAAAAAAGAATATTGTCTATTTACAATATTCATCAATGCACTTGGTAAAATTACGGTAACATATTTTAAAGTTATGCTAACTTTTTTTATTAACTCCTTAAATTAATAAGCCTATATATTTTTGCTGTAATGTGCATTTCCTAATCTGTGGGTATCAAGACACTTTTTTATCATTGCTCTACCAACTGAGCTAATATCTAAAATTAGATATGTTGGAGTTGAACCAACGACCTAAGGGTTACAAGCCATCATTTTTTTGCTGTATAGTGTCTTTATATATTTATCAAAGCACTTTGATAGTAAAGGAATTGAACCTTCAAATATAGATTTTCAGTCTACCGTCTCACCATGAGACCTCTTTTTTCTGCTGTAATGTGCTTTTCTTTATTTTCAACAAGCGTCTTTAACATAGTTCCAAAAACTATTGTGGTCTATCCCACCGTAATATCGAAGACGTGATATTCTATTGCTGTTATGACGCTTTAAATTTACAGAAAGGAGGTATAAATGTTTTTAAACATCTATCCCAAACATAATACGTTTTTTGTTACTAACACCATTAATAACTACTACTCGTATCTTGTAAGCAAAACGAGTTCTCTAAAATCATTAACAGAAGATTTTGTATAGATTTTTGCTTACATATTCATTATAATATATCACTTATTAAAAGTCAATTGTTTTATTTATTTTTTTTGCATAATCTTTTAAAATCTTGTCTAAATAAGTAGTCATATCAAATTTATTTTCTAATAATTTTAAAACTTGTAAATTATATCCACTTAAATATATATTTCCATATTCATCAAATTCTGGTACGGTCTTATTACGGTCATTTAAATTCCACCATACTATTTTAGTGTTTGCCCCATAATCACGGAATAATTTCATTGTTTCTTGTTTTGACCTATTACTACCATAATCAAATTCCATATCACTAATAACAATTAAATATTCCGGGAATTTTCTTAATCCCTGTAATAATTTCATAACTTTACCAAAATCCGTATTACTACAATCTCCTGTGTACATAGACTTATATTGTTCTTTTAATGTATCACCTTTAATTGTCATTAATTTTGGGCTACTACTAAATGAAATTAATTGGTTAGGTGCATAAGTTGAATGTGTAGAAATTCCATGAGCTATTGCTTCGGCTTTTTCTAAATTATTACCCCATTCCATACTTCCAGAAGTATCAAGTATTACGATAGCATTTAAACTAACTCCAATTGTTGCATTATCTACTATTTTCTTACCCAAAATTTCTTTATTTTCTTCAAAATCTTGTGTAGTCCAATCTCCTCTTACAACATCATGAGCGTCTACTACATTTGTTGTTGATACATTAATCTTTTTCTTATTTTCTTTTACTTGTTGCATATACTCATTAAATCTGTCTTTTATATCTTCCCTAGTGCTAAAACAATATAAATATTTTTTCATAGCTAAACTAGGTACTTGCGAAAAGTTAATTTTTTCAACTAATGGATGTACATAATTATTTTGATTAAATAATTTATCCAATTCACTAGACAATGTCTTTTCAGCATAACTCAATTTAAATTCTACCGTACTAGGTGCTTTGATTAATTTACGATATTCTTTTTCACTTAAATGCCACATTTTGCATAATGCTTTTGCAATTTTTTTATCTTTACCTGTTAATCTAGGCAACCATTTTTTAGCTATATCATAATTTGTTGCCTGTAAACCTAAATAGCTTAAATCTTCATCACGTGCAATATGCCATAAATCATCATAACGGCCAGCTAATACTACATCTTGTGGTGTAACATCTGCTTTTTCCATTAAAACACGCCCTAAATCACGCCTTCCTAATCCAAATCTAGGGTCTCTTATATACATGGCTAATAATTTCTCTTTTTCACTATTACCAATGTGTACTTCATCTAAATGTTTTTCAAAATATGGTGTCATAAAAAATAAGTCAATCAAATTATTTCCTGTGCTTTTATAAGTAATATCACCATTTTCTGTTTTTTTTATATTTTGTCCTCTTTTAACTAAATTTTGTATTTTATTCATATTTTTCCTCCACAATCTTTAATAAATTAATTAATCTATCACATAAAGTTGATTTTTTCATTTTAATAACACTATCATCATTCGTTAATATTATCTTAAATTTCTCTTTCTGTAATATCTTTATCAATTCTTCTATTTCGTTTCTCATACAAAGCTTTTCGTTGGTTTTCACTTAACCAACAATATTTTTCTCCTTTATTTTTTAATTCTTCGGCTTTCTTTCTACGATACCTATATGTTATCTCGTAAAATTTATCTTTATGTTCTTTACGCCATTTTTTATTACTTTCCAAATATTTTTCTTTATGTTGTAAATAATATTCTCGGTTATACATTATAAATAATTCCTTCCAAATATAGATATGAAATCTAAATCGGGATATTTTTTTTCAAAAGCTTGTTGTCCTATTTTATGCCATTTATCACACAATTCCTTATCAAAATGTATTCCTTTACAATCAAATTGGTTATGATGTTCTTTTTGACATAATGGAATAACTAAGCCATATTTAATACTATTTTGTCTATTTCTCCCAAAGAAAATTTCATGCAAATTAATTACTCCCCTATAACCACATTCAACACATGCTGTTAAATCATCTGTTATTATGCTAAATCTTTTCAAAACGGTAAATTACTTTCATCAATTTCAATTTCCCCTTTTAATTCAGCATAATTTTCTTTATTTTCAACAATTTCAAAATCAGTTATCATGATGTATGATTTTGTTTCTTTTTCTTTTAAATAAAAACTTATAAAAGCATTTTTTATTCTTATACGTGTTTTATTTTCTACTTGTACACCATTTTTAAATTGACATGGGAAATATCCATTAAAATAACTTCCATTTCTGTCTTTTCTACTCATTCCAATCGAATAAAAATTCTTTTCATTTTTAAATATCATTACTTCTTCATTTTCTTTAATGTGCATTTTCTTTTAAAACTCCTTTATCCATTAATTCTTTTATCTTTTTTTCTACTAATTTTTCTATTGCTTTATTTATATCATTATCTGTTTTTTTATCTTGTCCTACTTTTTTCCCTTCTGGTAACACATATATTTCTTCTTCATTCCCATCTATTACACCATCATAAACATACTCTAATTCATCTATAAAATAATCTAACATACCAAATTTATCTGTTGCAACATACCCACCATTATTCCATATTCCATAATTATTTATATCTTTTAATCTTGCCTTAATAGGAAAATCTTTCAATACATATTCAAATTCTTTTCCATTAAATATTATTCTACTTGGTGCTTTACCTTTTTTCATTAATTCTTCTAATTTTTTTATACTAATCATTATTCTTTATTCAACGTGATTTTTACATATCCACGTTTTCCTTTCTTTAATATTTTTCTAGTTTCTTTATATTCAGCCAATTTATTATGATATGCTTCATGTAAATCTGGATTTTCTGCCATAAATTTATCTTCATCATAATATTCTTCTTCTATTTCTTTATCCGGTGTATCTTCAACTAATGTTATTTTTATTCCACCAGGTGTTTCCCATTTCTTAACATTATTTTCTTCCATAGCTGTTTTTAATTTAGCTTTAAAATCTTCATACTTCTTTTTTAATTCATCATATTTTTGTAGTTCAATTTCTAAACTTATGACTTTATCAGCTAATTCAACAACACTTGTTTCAATCAAATCTTCTTCTGTTGTAAATGGATTATCCTTTAATTTTTTTAAATCAATTCTAAATTGTTCAACTGCTTCATTTATTTCATCACATAATTTTTTATAATCTTTTAATTCAATAAAATATGTATGTAACATCATATCATCAAAATTTTCATTAAAATCTTCTGGTCTTTCATATACTGCCAATATTCCTTTTTCAATATTAGCATTCATCATGTAAAACAATAATTGCACTAAATATACTTGATAATCATTAACACTATTATAAATTTGACTTGTAGTTTTAATTTCAAGAATAAATTTATTTTCATAATCTATTCCATCAAAATGACATCTAATATCATCTTTAATTAATTTATCTTCTTTAAAATCAAACTTATAAAAACTATTAATAAAACTTCTTATTTTAGGTTCCATGATATTACCATATTCGGTATATTCATTACCATCAAAATCATTTTCTGTTAGTTGTGCTTTTTCTAAAAGCAACTCGTAACGTGTTTTAAAATGACTTATTCCCATTATTACAGGAATATCACTTCCACCAATATATTTTTCTCTATCTACTTTTACATCTTGCATATTATCCTCCTATTATTGTACTACCTAAATTTTGATATGCTATTTCTAATTTTTCATCTGCTTTCTTTACTTCTCGCAAAGTTTCTAACACACTTTTAAAAACTTCATTACTAGACTTTGCATTTAATTTATATTTTTGTGCTATTTCATTCGTATCTAATTTGTTATCATTACAATATTTTACTAACTCATCACGATAATTTTTTTCTATTCCTGCTTTACCCTCAATTAACGGGTCTTTTTTATCCCCTACTTTACCATCAAACATATCACTTTCTACTATTTCTAACGCATTTAAATACAAATAACGCTTCATATACGTATGAATACCACCCAAACATTGAATAGGCGTGCTTCCTTTTATTTCAGCTTCTTTTACAGGACTTTCAAAAGTAATAGTATCTGTTGGATTTTCAATATTAATTATCACCAAAGTTCCTACATTATCTCTTATGTTAAACATACTAAATAACCCAACTTTATCAAATATGCTATTAACACTTGGAATAAAATCTGCTAATTCATAATAATTAAATCCAGCAAATTTATTCTTTCCACTTTTCTTTAAATTCTTTTCTTGTAACATTACTCTTGCATGTTGTAATTTTTTGTAAACATTTTCTTTTTCAACTAATTTTTCCATATTTTCTCCTCACACTTATAATATATCATTTTAAAATAAATATATCAACATTTTTTACATTTTTTTATTATTTAGTAAATCGAAAATGCTAATTTGTGGGTTAATTTCTGGTTTTAAATTACAAACATATTCTATCCTAGCCTTTGATATAGGTAAATATTCTTCTGTTAGTTCTATTCCTATGTATTTATAATTTTTATTACGTTCTTTGTTTTCATACATTACTGCTTTACCAGTACTACCACTACCATTAAATGGGTCTAACACTACACCGTTGTTAGGTGTTACAAGTCTTACTAAATATTGCATTAGTTCAGTAGGTTTCACAGTTGGATGAGTATTTTTGTGTGGTGCTTTTTCACTACCATATTTACCACTTGCGCTATTCACATCTAGCAAATAGTTGCCAATTCCTCCACCACCACCAACACATTGTTTAGTTTCAAAGTCTTCTAACCCTTCATCTCTATCTTTCTTACTAGCTTTTGCACAATAGAAGTATCTTGAAGCAGAACCACTATCTGTATATCCTTGATTAGTTTTATCTTGACTACCAAAATCAAACATTGCTTTTCTACTATCTCTATTACCTTTTCTATAACTTGCTGTATTATTAGGAAATCCCCCACATACTTCATCAAAATCTGTTTCATCATAAGTTAGTATTGTATTTGCTGGAAATCGACCTTCTGGTTTATATTCTCTTAAATTAATATCTTTTTGTCCTACATAATTTACAATATTTGAACTTGTACTTTGTTGTCTATTCCAATTTTTTTGTAATTCTTCTATGTCTTTTGCTTCCACCCTACACTCATCAATATTAATTCCACCAACACCATATTCTATTACATTATCTACTAAACTACCTTTAAATGGTTTTCTTGCTACTATTATTGGTTCAAAAGAGGGTTTTAATGCTGTTCCCCAACCTTTCCACTCATTTTGTGCTTCTCTTTCTTCATATTCACTAGCAAACTCTTGGCTTTCTCCTAAACCATTTTTCATTGAATTGGTATTATTAGAGCCAACACCTTTACTAATATTACCTGTTCTATTATCAACACCATTTTTCTTATCTAATGCTAATCCAATATTTAAACTTTTAGGAAAACCACTACCATATAACCACATAATAGTATCTCTTATTTCAAATCCTGCGTCCTCAATAGCACATGCAATTCTATGGAATGTTCTACTACCACCAAAAGCAAGTAAATATCCACCTGGTTTTAATACTTCATAGCACTTTTGCCATGTTTCTTTTTGAAATGCTATCCCACTATTATCCCAACCTTTTCCCATAAAATTTAATTCATAAGGCGGGTCTGTAATTATGCTATCAATACTTTCTTTATCTATCACTTCTAACATATCCAACATATTACCATGATATAATTTATAATCTTCATTACTGCTATATAATTTCATTATTGCCTCCCAATTTCCTTTTTAACGCATTTTTTCTTTTATTTGATAATTTATATTACTTTCTTATTTTCACTCACCTAATGCCATTTAAAATACGTTTAATGGCTTGTTTTGATAATTGTTTTCATTTTATCTTCAAATTCATCTTTTTTACTACGATAAACTTTTCTACCACACCAGGAGCATATATCACAAGGCTTATTAACCATAACTAACACATGACCGCATTTACATTTAACTTTAAACTTATCAATCACATCCAAAAAATTTTTATTATTACTACTTATTCTCATTTAAAATCTTTTAATAAATCCTCCATTTCTTGTTTTTTTGTATCATCTTGTTTTATATCTTTATCAAACCAATCCGGTAATTTTTCTTGTTTATATTGTTTTATTTCATAAACATCTTTCCAGCTATTCAAAATACTTCTTTCTATCATTCGTTTTTTTATATCATCATCATAATTAGAAAGTTTTTTTATTAGCATGTTTATAGCTCTTTCACTATTTACTGCTTTTATTTTTTTTCTTAACTCTAAAAATTCCAAAAACAAATTATTTAATTCTTCATTTTCAAAATATTTCTTTTTCTTTTTATTATTTTCTTTTTTATTAATATTTTCATTATTCATTATACATAATACATTATTCATTACCTTGTTTTTTGGTTGTTTTTCGGTTAATTCTTGGTTATTTTCTGGTTGTTTTTTCTTTGCATTTTGGTTATTTTTAGGCGCTCCCCCTTTTTTTCCATTTAAATATCTTTGATTATTTGCGTCTAATAATGGTTTTATTAGATTAAACACACTTTTACTTACACCTTTTAATTCAACTTCTTCATTTTCAAATTGAAATTTAAAAATTGCATTGTAAATTTTTATTTGTTCAGTTGTTTTTAATTCTTTTACACTTTCATAAAAACTTTTATAAAAAATAAAACTATCTCTCATCATTTTTATTCTCCTTTCTTAGCAGGAATAAGTATAATTTTATCTTCATAAATTTCCATAAAATATTCTCTACCAAATTTTTCAACAGCTTTTTTTGGTAAAAGAATAGTATTACGATTATCTGACCTTTTAAAAAATCTCATTATCATAATTTTTTCTCCTTTCTACATTTCACAAATCAATTTTATCATTTTCATTTACATTTATGCACATATTTTACAAGCATTTTACACATAATTTTTGACAAACAAAAAAAGTATATACTACTTTTATTCGTATATACCCATTTTTGCCATTTAATTTCAATTCTAACAGGCTTTTTTACAAAGTTAATATAAATTATCAATCAAGCACAAATGCTCGTTAAAACCCGTTTATTTAATTAATCTAACTTACCACCAAAAATACGGATAAGTTCTTTTTCTTCATCAGTTAATCTATTTATCAATAATTTTCTTAAAATTTCATCTTGTACATTTTCATTGTATATATTAACTGGGTTTTGTTCTTCTTTCATGTCAACATCTTCTTTCATATCAATAATAATTGGTTCTTCTGTTGTTGCTTCAACTTTAACTTCAAGTGGCTCATCTTTAAACGTATCTTTTACATCTTCAATTATTTCATTTACAACATTTTTAGTTGTATATTCTCTTTCTAATTTTTCAACATATTTATAAAATTGCTTTATTCCATTCAACGACATATATTTTCCACTCGTTAATGAGCATGCACTTGAATAAGCCATTTTTAAATCATGTGCTATTTTTTCATTATCTAAATTATATTTTTCAAAAAATTCTTCTTTATCAAAATTTTTATACCAATCAAGATATTTGTTATCTGTTATTCTTTTAATCTTTATTTGTTGTATTCTAGTTACATCTTTTTTATATTTATCTAAATTTTCATTAACTAAAATATCATATAATTGCTCTACAAATTCACTTATAACATCATTATCAACTTTATTTAAATATTTTTTTGGTAATATCGCTGTATAAAACCAATGACTTGCTCTTTTGCCATCAATAGTTATTTCAAAACTACGTTCAAATTGTGCTAGTGATGATAAACCAAATTTTTCTTTTAATAATTCTGGTGTATATTCTTCTCTATACCATTTCATAACATCATTATTCATTTTAATTTCATTCCCCTTAAGTCTTGCATTTTCAATATCATTTTCAATTTCTTCATGTTTTTCAAACATATTTTTTCTTAAAATATTTTTAATATCCATACTATAATCTCCTTTTTTATCATAAATTATGTCCTTAACAACTTCATAAGGCATATTAATTAATTGTGCATATTCTTTCGTATTTAATCCTAATTTTATCATTTGTTTTCTGTAAATATTTAATTGATTGTAGTTACTCATCTCTTAATTCCTAGGTTATACTCAATAGAAACAATATAACCTTCCCCTTCTTTTTTTAAATCCAATTTTTCTAATTCTAAACTATTTACATCAATAAATATTTTTACTAATCTAATAGCTTCTAACCAACTATTTGATGTTGCTCTTATTTCTTTTTTTATCAATGGAAATCACTCTCACTTATAACATACATTTCTTCTGGTGTTATCTGTTTGTAGTTTTCTTTTACATCTTGTTCTAGGTTATCATATTTTTCTTGCACAGCGTCTAAATCTGCACTTAAATTTTCTGCTTCACTCATTATTTCACTAGCTTTTTGGTTAATTTGTTTTAGCAAAAATTCAAACTCATCTAATAATTTGTCCATATTCCCTCCTTCCAATTTTTATAATATATCACTATTATTTTAAAAAGTCAACAAAAAATAGACCTTTTCAGTCTATTTTCCACGCACAACGCATTATTCTTGATGATGGGTCAAAACTATCTATAACATCACCATTAACAATAGCTGTAATATGATTATCCATTGTTACTGCATATTTTCCATACGGTCTTTCTTTTGCAAATTCTCCTACCGTTTTTGAATAATGACATTCTCTTGGGTATCTATTATCCAAATAATCCTCAACAAAATTTACATTACTAAATAATAAACCAACATCACCAGCTAAATCACTTAATTCATCGTATACATCATGCCAATCTCTATTTGTTAAAACACTAATACTACGTATCACGCAATCACTAATATTATTACCAAACGGATTAGCATTATAAAACTTAAACATTACATCTGCGCTATACGTTGCGCTGTTTCTCTAATCATTTGTACTTCTTCTTGGCTTTGTGCTTCACTTTTTAACATACGGGCGAAATCTTCCATACTTTGCAACATATATTTTAAACTCTTTTTAGTATCTTCATTAGCACCGTATCTTTCTCTGCCTTCTTCGTATCTACCATATTCTTGATACATTCTGTCCATGTATTCATGTCCGCGATATTTACTATCTACTCCACGTCTACCATAATCATTATATTCATTATAATTGCCACCAGCATTATAATTTCCATAACGTCCATAATTACCATAATTCATATTTTTGTCCTCCTTTGCAATATGATTTATTTTAGTTAATTTGTATAAATGGTCTAAATTATTTGTAGTTATTCCATCACTTAAAATCTTATTCATTGATTTTTCTGTTATTTCAATTAATTTTTCTTCCATTATTTTTCCTCCTTTTCTAAAAGACTTATAATTTGTTCATTTTGTTTTATTATTTTTTTTAAATACTTTTCATCTTGCATTTGTAATTCATTCATTAAATCACAATTATTAAAATCTTTAAAAAGTATATCTAAACTAATAGCTTGTAATATTAATGATAAATTATCTACATTATTCCTCATGCTATTTTTTCAATAATTAAATTAGCGTCTTTTATAACTGGAATTTGTGTTTCTGTATTTGTTAAAGTAGTTGTTCCTGTCTGTGTAGCTGGTAAACTTCCTATTGCTATTATTGTATTAACACGTGGGCATATTCTCAATAATTTTGTAAATGAAATATTAATATAATTTCCAGGTGTAGTTATTTCTGTGTCCATTTCAGTCCCTTCTAAATCAGTACCTGTTGCTGTTTTTAAAGCAAGAGCCACTAAACCAGCTGTATCACTCGTTACATTAGCATTAAAACTTACTTTAAATGTTCCACCACCAATTATTGTAAAATCACTTCCACCAGGCATATATTGAAGCCATCCACAACAATTAGCTGTCCTACTTCTTAAATCAACCGTATCAAAATTTATATTATCTGTATTGCTTGTTAATATCTCTGGTGTAATTTGTATTGCTTGTATCATTTTTATTCTCCTTTCAAAAAAATAAGGGTAGAACTTGTCTACCCTTTTAAATTAGCAAGTTCCTGTAATCAGGCTATTTTATGCTTACATTATGTTAGTGTAGTAACCATTATTTCCACATCCACATCCATTATTGCAAGTGAATATTGGTGTTCTGCCATATACTGGTGTTGTTGGTACAGGGCAAGTATTTAAACGGTTATATAATGCGTCTACTTCATTAGCAAATCCTTGTGAAATAAAGGCATTTTGTGCTGTTTGACTAGCTTGACCTCTTGCGTATAGATTTTCTTGGCGTAATTGGTCTATTAAATCATTTTTAGCTTCTAATTGTGATTTAACATTGTCTAACTCTAATTGACACAACTTATCAAGAATAGCTTGTGTACCTTGTGTTTGGCTAGTTATAATGTCTCTTGTATTATTAGCGTCTGCAAATCTAGTAGCGTTTGCTTCACTAACAATAGTATTTTGTGTTTGACAACTTGCTAGCCTATTTTCACAGCAACAATCATCAAGTCTACTTCCTAGATTATTAAATCCTTGAAGCGTTGAAATTTGGCTATTAAAAGCCTGTTGCATGTTAGCAATTTGACGAGCATTATTAGATACTTCGGCACTTGAAAATCCGTTATTTACTGCTCCCACAATATCAGCTGTACTATTACAAATTTGGTTACTTAATCCAAATACGCCATCATGTACATTTTGAATTTCATTACTTAAATGTAAAGTATCAAATCCATTGTTGGTATTTTGCATAATTTCTTTTTGTCCATTAGACAACCACGCATAACCATTGTCAAAAGCATTATTTCCAAAGAAGCCTCCGCCATTTCCGTTGTTTCCCCAGCCACCAAAAGCTAAAAGAAGCAATAAAACAATCCAGCCATCACCACCTAGAAAACCATTACCATTACCGCCAAATCCACCACTCATCGGGTAAACAGGATAAGGGTAAAAACCATTTCCATTATTAGTAGCTAATTCTACCGTTGGTTGAATACCATTGTTCATACTTTTTTTCTCCTTTCTGTAAATTTTTTATATCAAAGACTATTTTGTCTTGATACCTAAGTTATCTAATTGTTCATTACTTATGCCAAAATTATTAGCATATTGTCTAAAACTATTTATTTGTTCTGGTTTATATTTACTTGTTATTTCATTTATCATTTCTTGCGGGTTGCTATTGTTTTTTTGCATTTTTTCTATTAGTTGAAACATCTGTGGGTTTCTCGCTCTCATCTGGTTCATTAACATCATCAATATTTGACTTTGCATTTTGTATTTCCTTTCTTAATTCAGCTATTTGTAGTTGTAAATTATTAATCATTAAATCTTTATCATCTTTTACAACTATTTCATTTAATTCGTATGTTTTAATTTCTCCCTTAATATTCTTTATCCATAAAATAGACATATCTTTACTAAAATATGGTGTATCTCCAATTACCATTTCCCGTTGTACTTCTTCCATAGAGTTTGCGTATTTAATTACATCTCTATTACTAGGTGCTAATTGAAAATTTTGTGTTAAATTTGTTGGTTGTTGCATTGGTTGTTGTAATTGTTGTTTCATTCTTTCTAAATCAGCCATTTGATTATTTATTCTGTCTATTTGTTGACTATAATACGGATTATTAAACATATCTCCTCCTAATTAAAAAAAGAGCACTAACTTAATTATTGTTTTAAAATAATATCGTTGTCTCCTTTCAATTCTAGAATAGCAAAATAAAAACACGACCTTTTATCGTGTTTTAATCACTTATTCTTTTGTAATAATGTCAATTTAGCTATTTCTAATCTTTTATAAGTCTCATATTTAGCTTTTAAATCAACTATTGTTCTTGAAATCGTACTATAACTTTGTGTAGTGTCCATCGATATTTTAGTTAATGTATCACCTCTTATATATCTATCTAAAATATCTTTTTCATTTTCTGTTAATGTTACCTTTATTATAAAATCATTGTATAACTGCTTTATTGCAAGGTCTTTTTTCATATTACCTCCAATTAAATAATATCTTTTTTAACCAACATATTTATATCAAAATTATGTCATTAATTCGCTTTTGTTAAATATTATAAATAACTACCAAAAAAATCATGTTATAAATATTTACAATTTATTACAAATTATTACAAATTATTATAATTTCAATCTTAAAAAAATTTACATACCTTTTGGTATATATCTTTTTTTCTATTTGATATAGTTGACGTGCTATAACCAGTTTTCTGTGATATTTCTTTAATGGACTTACCTTCAAGACACATATTTAATATTGTCTTTTCTTTTTTACTTTCTCTTAATAAATTCCCTTTCATAACATAATTATAAGTTTCTTCACTCATGTCATAATAAAAATGTTCTTTCATATATCCCCCTTCAAAATTGTTATATATTATAACACAAAATAAAAAAATGTCAAAAAAAAGACTAGTTTCCTAGTCTATCGTACGCTATACAACGTACCCCAATACTATTATAAGACTTTGTCTATATAGGTTAGTATCAATACCTTTGCACGGTTAGGTTATATATAATCCCTACATTTACTACACTAGCGGTACTAGATAAATAAATGTTTATGTGCATTTAATGTTAGATTTAATTTTCTAACAATTTAATTATACTAAATAAAAAAAGATAAGTCAATCACTTATCTTTTAGTATATCAGTTCTTGTTATTTCCCATTTTTTCATCTTTTCAGCTATTGTATGTACATAATCATTTCCATCAAGATTTTCATAAGCCTTTAACTCATTAAGAAAATTTTTGTACATATAATCTGGTATCTTTTTAAATGGTTCATAATAAAAATATGTATTTGTTAAATTACTTTGTAATAATGTTTTTAATCCATTTTTTAATCCATCATTTTTCTTTTTATAATTAGTCAATTTTGCTATTAAAAAACCTATGATAGCAGGTACTAAATAACTTATAATCGACTTTAAAATTTGTTCAAACATACGCAACCTCTTTTCAATATTATTATATCATAATTATTCAGTTAATGCTTTGTAAGTTGCTGGTCCAACAATTCCATCTACTTCTAAATGTAATTTCTTTTGAAAATTCTTAACTGCTTTTAAGGTATCATTCCCAAAATAACCATCAGCACCATATTTACCACATGAATATCCTAACTCAATTAATCTACTTTGCAACCATTTAACCATAATCTTAGCATTAATATTTTTCTTTAACATATGTTTCTCGCAAGCTGTTTCTGTTTTAATACCCCAAATACCATCTTCTGTTAAATGACAATTCCATTGTTCATTAAGTTTTCTCTGCAATATTTTAACTTCATTATCTTTTTGTGGTTCATCACTATAATCAATGTATTTTAATTTACCATGATACGTCCACCTAAGACTAACTTTACCTTTATAAGAACGTGTTCCTTTACTATTAATATCACTTATAATAGCTTTTTTAGTTCCCCAGCCTGTTGTATCTTCAAAAACTTTTCCATTTCCTAGGTATATTCCTGTATGATTATACTTTGTTCCCTTCATACATAAATACTCGCCAGGTGTTATATGGCTAAAATTAGTACTTACATCACTACATAAATCCAAAGCCCCATTACAAGTAAAATCAGCTACACCATTTGATTTATAAACTGTTCCTCCACGTTTCTTTGATTTATCAGCACTAAAACCCCACAATATACATTTTACCGATACAACGCAATCAAACCACCATTTACCATTATGTAGTTCACTCCATCCGCTTCCAGAATGATATACGTTTGGTACATCATTTACAAGCCATTTTAACTTATTAATAAATTGTTTACTTGTCATTACTTTCATGTTCTTCCTCCATACTAAATAATTTACCACTTACTAAATAAAGAGAAATAACACCAGTTATAGCAACTATTGTTTTAGTTACATTATCTAAATGCCAATCCCAAATCGGACTTAATGCTAATATCAAAGCATTAATCATATTTAACGCATTGACTACATACTTACTTATTTTTTTTACTTTATCCATATTATCCTCCTCTTTTCCATTCACCATTAATTCTAACATACGCTGTTGCTCTTTTCCATTCACCACTAACTCTAACATAAGGTGTAGCACGTTTCCAGTCATTATTAACACGTATTCTCATACTTTGTCTTGGTATCTGGTCTAATATCCAATTTTCAACGCTATTAAATGCACTCCATGTACTAGAAAAAGCCATAGCGTCTTTATGAAAAGTTATTTGTAATGTTAAATTACCATTTTCATCTGTTTGAAATTGTTTAGTTCCAGTTCTACTACCTTTTGACACAGGAAAACCAGAAGTGCCTGGGTACATTGTTTTATTATGTGAATAAATAGTTGTAGTTGTACCATCAACAGGATTATAAGCTCTTACATACGTTGCTGGTGCGGAATAATAACTACTACTTCCACCTAAAACTTCAAATTTCCAATCGACATTAACTTTGCCTGTATTACTATCATATCCATTTTGTGTTAATGTTATTTTATAATATCTACCCTCATAGCTATTTGTCGACTTTGTATATGTTGCCATATTCCCTCCTATTCATACAATAAAAATATTGTACCATCTTCTGCTGTTTGTGGTAATTCTGTACCTGTTGTTATTACTTGTTCAATTGCGTCCTCAACATTTTCTTGTAATTGATTTAAATTTGTTGCATTTAGTGCTGGTGCTTGTCCATTCACAAAAACTATTTTTTGCATAATTTCCTCCTTAATTTAATCTCATATTTGGATATAAAGTATTACTTGGATATAAATCATCACTTGGAAATAATCCATCATAATCTGTTGTATATCCCTCTATGTCAATTGTAAATCCACCATCATAATTTTTTTGCATTTTAGTAATATTTACAATCTTTTCACCATAATCTGTTTCTATTGATACAACATCACCTAGTTCCAAATATGGTAATCCCATAATTTTTGTTTTTACTTTTATTGATATAGGATATACATTTATTATATCATTAAAATAATCACATTGTGTTATATCATACACATTATTAACTTCTATATAATTATCGTTTTCTTCGCCAAAAATATATTCATTAATTTTATTATAATTTATTTTATTTAATGTTTTATTTATTGTAACAGAAATATTATCTCCTTCATTTCCTGTTATCAACAAAAAGATAAATCTATTTTTTATATGTGCTTCATTTAATCTACAATTTGTTAATGTTATATCACTTGTTAATAA